TTTGCTCTGTTTAGCCGGATTTCTAATGATGAGAGATTTACGCCCATATCTCGGGCGATGAACTCTTTATCGAAGCCCCATTCGAGCATCTGACGGATATATGCCAGCGAGTGGGTGCTTCTGCCTACTTTGTCTTCCCTGCCCATCCTTCTCCTTTGAAATGTGCTGGAGTTGGGCTATAAACCTTACGAAGCGGCTTAGAACAATGACAGATCATTGTCTGGCTAGCCGCCTCAAGGGTTAGCGTAATTTCTATCTGCTCTTCGCACCGGTCACAGTAGTAATCATATGTCGGCATCGATGAACCTTTCGAGTGTGGCGTTGCCGTTCCAGTAGCGTTCCTTGATGCGCTCTTGCCCATCTGCTATCTTACAAATCCGACACTTAGCGGCTTTCATTTTGTAATTGCCGCATTGGTCGCATCGCGTAATAGCGTCTTCCTTATTAGCTACTCGATCCAATGGCTCCACCAATCTCTGCTCGAAACAATTCTGACATTCCATCAACCAGACATCTTGGCCCTCAGTTATCTCGGAATCGTATCGACTAATTCCCCTCTGAGCTGTGACCTTCTTACAGTTGCCACAGTTGAAGGGATGGATTTCGTCAATCATTTCTGAAAGACCCAATGCCCATCTGCCCCGATTTTCATCCACTTAGCCGGATGGCCAGACTTTGGTACTGGGCAGACCCAGCCTCGGTATTCCTTGCCTTCCTTTGTGCCTTGCTTGAGAATCATTGGGCCGCATCCATTAGCGCAAAGTGGGATTTCATCGATTATCTCGGCTCCAAATTGCTCGGCTACTTGGCTAACATCCCAGACGATTGGCTCGGGATCGTTTGGTCTTTGTTCTTTTACGAATTCAGCGAGTTCAGGTTTAGTAGTTTGTATTGGTTTCTTAGGTGCTCCGCTTGGTTTCGCGAAGAATCCAGCGAGATTAAGACTGCGGCCCAAAGACCCTGTCTCCGCAAGTTCCAAAGCGTACTGTTTTGACTTTGATTCAGACGATAATCCAGTCGTCCAAGGCGCAGCATCAGCTTCAGTCCGGTACAACTCAGTTTTAACAATATAAACATCACAAGTTGGTACAAGTGATTCTTCAAGTACGTGAGTCTTGATCCGATAATCTGGGTAAGCATTGATGAACTCTTTCAATCGGTCTTGAACGGATACATAATCATCTAGGTAATTCGACATTTAGCTTCTCTCTCCCTGCGAACTCATCGATCGCATATTCCAATTGTTCTTTCAATGACCAGAATGTCCCATCTGGCCAGTTCTGCGCTTCATTGGCGCAAGGTTGGCAATAAAACCGCACTTGAGCGCGGCGTAATGGCGTTTCGCTTTGGACTTTCCAGACTGCTGGGACTTGTGCTTTCAAGTGCCAAGTGCCGTCTTTCAGTTGCCCATAACGAGATTTACAGTAGTCGCACCATTGGCGATTGTTAGTGTTGCGAGTCAAACTCAACGTCATCCCAATCTTCTGGTGTTGAAAATCGGCATCTGCCCAAAATAGCGGCGTATCCAATGAGATCGAGATACGAATCTTCGCGCTCTGGACTTTCCACCATTCGGCTGAGTTTGGTCGCGATAAATAACAACGCCACGTCAGCTGGGTCTCTGAGCTGAATACCGAGTATTCTCGCGATGCGGTAAATGCGGTATAAATTGTGTCTCGGATCGCCATATTCAAGCCCCCTGTCGTCGAGGGTGTCACCAGCATCCGAGAGCCAGTCACTTAGCGATCTCTCTGACATATTGATTCGAGGCCCTTCCGCGTTTGTATCCTTCGTTGAAGGCTTTGGCTTTAGCAGATTCGAAAGCCGCATAGACGACCCAGAATCCAATAAATAGTGAAATGAGGATTGTGACGATTTGCTCTGGTGTGAAGTCATTCGACATCCGCGCTCACCCCGAATCGATCTAGCCAATAGGCTGAGATTTCTTCTCTACTTAGCCGCCCTCTTGTGGATTGACGACCTAACGATTCGATTGCGTATCTGCGGATAATCTGGCCCTTGACGTAATTCTTACCATCTGACCAAGCACCCGAGGTAGAATCAAATCTAATTACCTTCGGATTATTTATCATTTACTCTCCCTTCTAAACCCTCATAAATGGATTTAGTGGGATAAATGTAATTACCTAAATGGATTTATACAAGTAGGAGTTCGGCGAGTCGGATTGGGAGGAAGGCGCAGAGCTTATGAACCTTCCCAGCATTGGCGAAATCAGTCTTATCGGGAAGGGCCTTCCAATGCCACTCAGGAGCCTCTAGAGCCCCTAAGTCGAACTGATAGACACCTTTGGGCGTCGCATTGATATAAAGCGTTCTGGCCCCTGTTCTAGCCCTTATATCGGCCAGATAATCCCACTTCTTCTTCTCAATTATCAGAGTGTCGTAATGGGTGCGTCGGCACTTCATTTCAATATAGGAATCGCTGGTAATGCCGTCGGCTCGGTCGGTCGCTGATAGTGGCGTCAAGTCCGGATAAATGGCCTTGAGTGCCTCGAATAGTTCGACCTCGCGAAGGTAAATTAGTCGTCGTCCTCGTCTTCGTCCCAAGGCTTGAACATTGGGTTTCCGTTATCGACTATCCAATCAGGATACGAACTACGATCCATAGCAAAAGCGAGAGCTGTGCCTTCATCCATACCAGCTCGACGGCAAGCCATATAAACCTCATTGGCGGCAATAGCCCAAAAGTCGAGGCGAGTAAGTGGAACGTCTTTGGTTGTCTTGCGACGTTTAGCCACCTTCTTGATTGGCTTCTTAGCCCCTCTTTTTGCCTGTGCCACTTCTGCTCACTTTCGTCGAGAGGGCTAATTCTAACTGACTCTCCATTTTATCAAGGCGCGACACTATGGGCAGATTCTCCAATTTGATGATATATCTCAGACCGGCAATGAGTAGGCCGATAGATCCGAGGACTGAGGCGATAAACGCCGCAATATCGGACGGAGCCATTACCGGACTTTGCCGTAACGCTCGTAAGAAGGATTGAGCCAGTTGATGATGCTAGGCAAGACTGACGCTAGTGCGGCATTGGCAATCGCATTTACATCGAGGCCGACTGCTAGGTAAGTCGCTAGGGCCGCCGCTACGAATGTCTTCGCCCAACTTCCTGCCATCAATTTGAGTTCTTTCATTTGTGTCTCCTTCTAGGTTGAAGAAACTGCCGTCTTTGTCTCCCAGAGTTGTGAAGCTAATATGGAAATGCGACTTATGAGGGTTTGGGCCTTTGTATTTTCTACGCTTCCAATTTAGAGTCGAGCTCATAATCTTGCCGTCAAAAATGATGTATTTGATTCGCTTATCGCCTCGCTTGGCACACTTGCGAATCTTCTCAACTAACGCGTAAGCCTCTTCCTTGTGGGCTGAGAGGTCGGCATCAATATCTAAAGCTCTAACGATTCCATCTCTTGGAATGTGGTCAGAAGATGAGTTATTAGCGTAGTGACGAGCGTCAGCAATCCAGCCATCGCTACGACGGTCGCGATCAGGATAATCATCGTCTATCTGCTCCCGAAGTTGTTGGCCAGCTTTACAAAGTTTAGGCATTATGAAAGAAGGAGTTTCGCTTCTTCTTCGGTAATTCCTAGTTTATCCAGTAGAGCAGCTTTGGCTGCCGCTGCTTCGGCTTTGGCTTGCGCTTCGGCTTGTGCTTTTGCCGCTATTGCCTCAAATTCGGCAATTTCCTTAGCAGTTGCGTCTCTATCAATGATTTCATTAGTTTGGAGATTGTGTTCTCTTACTTTCATTAGTTCACTCCGTAAATTTTAACTGTGCCTGTAAATGATTGCGCTGATGAAGAAAAAATGCGAATTGATGTGATTGCTGAAGTTGAAGCATAACCACCAAAAGTCAAAACTCCACCAAGAGTTGCAGCGGTTGCATCCCAATAAATACCATTACTCATAAATGGCTTATGAGTATCAGTATTTGCATAATGATAAACATCTAAAATAATGCTTGAATCTGTTGCTGCAGTTGATAAATTTCTATCAGGTGTAACATAACCAATATCGTTTGATTTATCTAAAATAGTTCCTGGAATAGAGCCGACAACACCGCTATAATGATTACCTAAATCACTATTAAAGTTAAATCTGATTTGTGCTGCAGTTGCAGTTGTTATATCCAAATCATAAATCCAAATTCTGAGATGTTTATATGCCCCACTAATGCTGGAAATTGTCGTTGCAGTACCAGATAGTGAAGTTGTTGAAAGCAATGTTTCAGAACCACTTGATGATGTAGCCCATTTCAATCCTGTTGATGTTGTTGAATCTGCCGTTAGAATTTGTCCATCTGTTCCAACCGCCAATCTTGCCGGCGTATCTGCCGCCGTAGCAGAAATCAAATCACCTTTGGCATCAAGAATTGAAAGTGGGTCTGCGGCAGACCAAGTGAAATCCAAATCTGTGTTTGATGCTTTAGCGAGCACTTGTCCAGTTGTGCCGCCTTTGAGATCGACAAATGAAGTGTCGATAGAGCTACCGAGTGTTCGGATAGCCGCCGCGCCGTCCTTGACAAGGTCGGTGTCGTCCGGCGTCTCCCAGCCGAAGTTCGTCGTATTAGCCATTAGTTAGTTCTCCTTCTAGGCGACTATTGTAGCGTTGAGCCAGTCCAATGTGGGCGAAATGGTATTCCAAGTCTCAACCGCTGGAACGTTATTCCAACGGAACGCCTGAAGCGAGTAAGCTACCGGCGAAAGATATAACGTCAGCTCTAGACGATTGAGCGAGGCCGTCCAAGTCCAACCTTCGACGAATCCCTGAAACTCGCCGTTGGTCATATTGGCCGGAAGGTTGATGATGTTCAGCGGTAGGCCCATAAAGACATTGAGAAGGCTATTGCGGTCGGTGTCATCGATTTCAGAGTTGCCAATTTGGAAAGTAATTTGCTTCATCTCAAATTGAGGATAAGCGCGGATTCCGAGAT